TGCCTCTATGTATGAGCATTCAGCCTTTGATGTGCAGTAGTAAAGTATTTCTCTTTTGAAATTCTCTGCGCCTAGAGTTTCTATATCTTTTGTTAGATGGTCGCTTGAGCCATAGTATTCACGCCAGTCAGAATCAATTTTAGAACGAATCTTCTTTTTCTTCTTGTTGCCGTTTTTGAGTTTTACTGTTTTATAAGTTGTTTTAGAGAATTTTGCTAATTTCTTGCCTATATATTTGCGACCAGTTATGTTATTAGTGATGCAATAAACAAAGCCAATACACTCTTCGGGTAAAGCTTCGATTAAAGTTCCTTGATAATACCATGACATGCACTTAGTTAGTGCCGCTGTCGCCTTGTGCCTGTTGTTTTTGAGCGAGCTGTTCTTTTAACTTTGCTTCTCTATATTTTGGTGATTTAATTTTTGGAAACGTTCTGCGAGTTTCTAGAATATCTATTCTAAGTTCTCTAGAAAGTCGTCTAATTTCTAATAAGTTTGCCCTAGTTCTCATGCCTGCTGCGTGAGTCTGATTCATAGCCCAGTCTTGATAATTTTCAAAATACTTTCGAAACTCTTTCATTAACTGATCATGCAGACTCTCGCTCATTTATTCTGTAACCTCAATATCGTTTGCATAGCTGGTAAAGCCGTTTTCCTTAACAACTTTAAGTACATTATTAACACGACCAATCAATTCATCTTTGTGTGAGATTAAGAAAATGTTCTTCTTACGTTCACGTGCCATCTTCTTAAGTACACCTAACGCATTTTCTACACCGTTTGCATCTAATCCGTTGTCGATAAGCTCGTCAACAAACAATAAGTTAATGCTTTGATACAGACTTTCCCACACATCACGGAACGCCCAGCTTAATCCTAAGATTAAACGATTGCGTTCGCCACGAGACAAGTTATCAAAATCTAGATCCTGTCCTAACTGTGTAATCTCAACGTTTAAGTCGTTTAAGAAACTAACTTGATGCGGTAATCCCATCTTGTCAAGATAGTACGTAAGCCTGTTATTCAAATAGGCAAGGTTCTGATCTATGATCTTTTTACGGATAAAACTATCTTTGTTTGTTAGTAATTTTAACAAGAACTCTTGATGATCCTTCATACTATTCAACAAATTAACATTATCCCATGAGATATCTTGCATAGCAGTATGCTTAAGATCATCAATTTGTTCTTGATAAGGATCAGTTTCTGTATGTCTCCTAGTCAATGCTTCTTCTAGACTTGTTAGATTGTTTTGATGCTTTAATGCTTCTTCGACAGTGTCGTAGTAAGTCTGCGGTCTGCCGTTGATATCACCTATAGTCTCTAACTCTTGAAGCACAGTTGCATAGCTATCACTAATACTTTCTAAATATGCAACAGCATCTGCTAAGTTCTTTTCAGCACCGGTAGTCATTTCTTCGTGCTTGTGGCTATGTAACCCTTGCTCACACGCAGGACAAGTTTTATTTTTTAACTGCTCTACTTCTTTAGTATATTTTGCTACAGTCTTGTCAGCTTGTATAACAGCAGTTTCTAGTGTGGCCTTTTCTTTGTTAAGGCTTTTAATCTTAGCCGCATGTTCGTCATATTGTTTTAACTTAGCATGTTGCACAAGCTCTTTTTCAATATCAACACTTTGCAGTTCTGCAATGCTCTGTTCAATTTTTGCACAGTCTGTCTTTTGTTGTGAATACCAAGCTGATTGCCTAGTTTCTAAACCAGTAATACTTACTTGTATTTTTTCGTTAGACTTTTTAGCAGCTTCAATATCTGCTGTTTCTTGAAAGATATTTTCTTTAGTCTGTCTAATCTGTTCTTTAAGCGTGTCTGCTTTCTCTGATAACAGAGTAATGCCCAACAACTGCTCAATGATCTCACGTTGCTCATTAGCTTTCAAGCTGAGAAACGGTTCTGTATAGGTGTTAAGAGCTACAATGTGTTTAAACATATCGTGACTCATTCCTAACAACTCGTCAATATCCTTTTGCGTTTCACGCATGTCACCCTGACTATCATCAGTAGACTCTGCACTCTGCTCTTGATTGTTAACATAGAACTTCATGATTGTAGGTTTACGCCCACGCTCGATCTTATATTTGTTACCGTCTTTTTCAAACGTTAAGGTAACTAACATGTTCCTGTTGTTTATCTTATTAATCAGATTGTCTTTTTTAATGTTAGTTAGTGCAGTGCCGAATAATGCAAAACTTAGTGCATTAACAATGGTAGTTTTACCAGTTCCGTTTCTCGAGCCGCTGTCATCCCCGCCTTGATCTAAGTTTTCACCTAACACAAGGGTTAATTGCTCTCGACCAAAATCTACTGCCTGAGTTTGATTGCCCACACTCATAAAGTTTTTTACTGTTAAATCTTTAATTTTTATCATAAGCTGTTATAAATCTCCAACAGTACTTTTTTGTCAAATGTATCACTTTCAATATTAATCAATTGATTGCTGACAATTTGATCTACACTTTCAAACGCTTGAATGTCAATGTCTGTGTTGATTTCAATTTCTTTCTTTTCTGGAATTAGCGTAAGTTCACGTATGGTATAGTCTGCCATAAACTTCTCTTTAATAAAGCTAGCTTCTTCATAACTAATATCAATATCGAGACTGACACGTAGATGCTGATTAGGTTTAATAATAGTATCGGCATTGTCAATTAGTTCGCTTAATTTAACTGTGCGGAATGTAGGCTGCATAGGCCAAGTATGATATTCAGGCTCACCGTCCCACTCTAAGATCATCATGCCACGATCGTCATCCCAATTATCTGCATAGTTATGCGGAAATGCATTTCCAATATAGATCATATTACGCTGTCTCTGACGCTTGTGAAAGTGTCCACTAAATCCCATTTCGTAACCTTTAAAGCTGTCGAGATTAATTTCACCGTGATCTGGCATCTGTATCATTGCGTTCATGAAAAAGCTAGGCAATTCAAAGTGACCAAAGATATATTTTCCGCCTTTTTTGCCTACTGATCGCCATTCGTCTCCTACAAGCCACGGACATAAGGTAACGTCGCCAATAGTAGTGGGTTCGTGAACTACAGTAATTCCAGGAATATACTTGCCAAACTCTACTGAATGAATATCACGCTTATCCTTATAATAAAGATCGTGATTACCTGGAAAAAAGAAAAACTGATCAAAAGCCTGTCCAAGTTTCTCCAGTGCTCGAAGTGAGTAGTCCATAGTAGTAATGTTAAGACTATTGCGGTTGTGATGCCAATCGCCCATAAAAATACCTGTGTCACATCCTTGCTCCTTGGCTTTAGCAATATACCAATCTACAAAATCTTCGCAGTCTTGGTTGTGTACTTGACTATTTGACTTCAATCCAAAATGAATGTCAGTAAAGCAGGCTACTCGTTTAAAAAGGTTACTCAATATAGTATCTCCGTTGCACTATTATAGTTGTTTTAAGGCTACAGGTCAATCAGTTGTTTCGTCGAAACGCTTAACAGCGGCAGCATGTTCTCCAGAACCAGTTCTAGAATAGCTCGGGTTCATGCCATTAATTTCTAACAAGTCATCACGGATGTTTTGATTACGTTTTTCTAAGTTAATAATCCTAACAAAGCTGTTAGTAACTGCGGCAGTAAAATAAGCAAATGGATTATCTGACTTTGATTCGTCAAATTGTAGGCCAATCTGTGTTAGCTGTAGAATAGCCTGCCCACGCATCTCATCGTTGTAAGTGTAGCCACGAACATTACCACGGGTAGCATAGCGTTCGCATAGTTTAATATACATGCGGGCTAGCGTATTGGTGATTTGCCCGTGATCTTTATTAAACTTGCCTTTTTCTAAATCACCCTTCCAATGACTTTTTCCAACACACACTAGTATGTCTTTATCATCAAACTTCCAGTGTTGAAACGGAGGAAAGTTAACTTTATCTCTATGGTCAGCAAGTGTCTTAGGATTCTTTTTACGGGTATTGTTCAGGGGAATATGATCAAACGTCATAATGCGAAACACAACATCAGTCTTTTGAATCTTTTTATAATCTACTTCGCAATCTGCCTGTTTAACTTTTTCACCAGCTGCCTTACGGGCAACATATGCTTCTTGGCTTTGTCGTTTTGCCTGCGCTCGTTTAGCTTCAGCAATAGTTCGAATATTAATTTTATCTACACTTGGCAATATCAAATCATAACGATGATACTCTGGTTGCGTAAATGAGCAGAATGTATTTTTGCTTTTGTGTATTTCTTCTAGTAAATCTTTGTTGTTTAAGTAATTAACTTTTGTCATAATAGTCCAAGTTCCTATAATTATAAACTATGTACTTAATTTTGTCAACTAAATAGTATGACAAAGGAGTCCAAATAATGCCAGGTCCATTTGATAGTTTTTCCGGAGCAGTAGGCCAAGCCTCATCAACAATAGGTTCAATTGGTACACAAGCCATGGGTACATTAGGTACGATCGCCGGTACCGCAGGAAGAATTTCAGGTGCAATTAATTCTGCACAAGGTGCAGTTGCGTCTGTTAGTGCGTTAAGAAGTATTAGTCTTCCCCCGGGCGGAAATCCAGTTGCTAAGTTTGCAGCCGGAGCAGCACTATTTAACGGAGCTATCGGCCAAGCCGCCGGAGCTTTGGGCGCAATCGCTAGTATATTTGGTGGAGGTGGCGGTAGTGGCGACTGGAGAGCAAGATTAACTTGCCCCCTAGGTGAACTAGTATTCCCCTATACTCCAACAATTCAAATTCAGGGTGGTGCTACTTATGACGAGCAACCAATTACACACCAGAATTACAGTTTTTTCTCTTATCAAAATAGCAAAGCTGAAAGTATATCAATTTCAGCACCATTTTATGTTGAAGATGCAATGCAAGCAGATGTTTGGATCAAAGCAGTTAATTTTTTAAGAGCTACCACTAAAATGTTTTCAGACGGCAATCCGCCTATTATTTTAAAATTTAATGCTTACGGTAATTATGTTTTTAAAGACATCCCAGTAATTATTAAATCTTATAGTGTTGATTTACCAAGTGGCGTAGATTACATTAGTACAGGATCAAGTCATGTACCTATTAAGAGTAACTTTAGTGTAAGTTTACAACCTATCTATAGTAGAGAAAAAATCAAAACATTTAATTTACAATCTTTTATTAATGGCGGAAGTGCAGGATTCGTATAATGACAACAGCAACATATAAACCTACAAGTCTTTGGAAAGAAACTTCTATAAAAGAAGGCTATCTAGACTTTTTAAAGATTCGCCCTGTGCCTGCAGAGCCTGACGATTTTCTTTATACTATTGAGTCACAATATAATCACCGTCCAGATTTACTAGCATTTGACTTGTATAAAAATTCTAAATTATGGTGGGTGTTTATGCAGAGAAATCTTGATGTACTACAAGATCCTATCTACGATTTTATACCAGGTACACAGATTTATATTCCTAAAGGCGATAGGTTAATGAAAGTATTAGGATTATAAAATGGGGTTATTAAATGCCGCAACTACAGCAGCCGCCACTACTTCAAGAGTAGTAAGTGGAGTTCAACAGACTGCCGCTGGATTAAGTTCAATTGGTCGTTCAGCTGCCGATATACGTAATTCTGCGGTTAACGGGTTAACTAATGTTGGCACTGGAATAGTTGGTTCAATTCCAGGAGTAGTTGCCGGAGCAGGATCTGCCGCAGCCGCAGTAGGTGCTCTAGGAGCACTAACAGGCAATGCAGGCTTAACAAATGCTGCTGGAAAAATTATGGGTGCCGTAGGAGCAGTTGCCGCAGCAGGTGCAGCCGTTGGAGCAATTACAAGTGCAGTTAATAATATTGCTAATTTGTTTGGCGGCAGCGGCTCTGGTATAGGTATGGCAGGATTTACTGGTAGTGCCATGTCTAACCCCTTACATGCCTACGCATCATATAACTATCTATTTTCTTTATGGGCATTAACTGACGGTGAAGTAAATGGCGGAGATAGAGGCGGATCAATCTGTATCATTAGCGAAAAACACAGTCAACCTGTAGTTGGTGCAACTACATTTATTGACAATGTACGACTAAGCGGAACTGTTGGATTAGATCAACAAGCTGGAAATTCTAATGTACATGATATTACTTTTAAAGTAATTGAGCCCTACAGTATGGGTAAATTTTGGGAAAGTTTACAAACAGCGGCACTACAAGCAGGCAACAAAAATTATGCCGCTGCGTCATACATGTTAAAGATTGAGTTTACAGGACACTTTGACGCAGACAGTCTATCTCAAACTATACCTAATACTAATAAAGCTATTCATATAAAGATACGAGATGTTGCAATGAAAGTTACTGCAAAAGGTTCTGAATATGAAATTGCCGCATCTCCTTGGAATGAAGGTGGGTTTTCAACTAGTTTTGCAGAAATAAAAACAGATGCTAGTTTTAGTTGCGACGATGGCGGCCCAAAAACAGTTAAGGCACTATTGAAAGACTCCGCTAAGAGCTTAAAGAAAA